GGCGGATTCGCGAGGTTCGATTGCAGAAGGTAATGAGCCGGGACACGGCTGATCGCCGCCAGCGCCGCTATGTCCGCGTCGATCGCCTTCAGATACGTTCCGACGTCGGACGCCTCGAACGAGCCGAAGCGCGTCTCTGAGTCCTCCGATACCCAGAGCCGATTAACCGCCGCCTGGAAGGGCTCGATCGGCTCTCCCGTCTCTGGATTGCGCGGGACTTCGAGCCCCGTCGCCCAGCGCTGGCGGAAGGACGCGAACTCCGACGTAATCATCTTGTCCAGCGTCAGCTTGTCGATCCGGCGAAGGACGGGGAGACAGTCTTCAAGCTCGGAGACGCCGCCGCCGAGGATCGTCGCTCGATTCTCGAAGGGGACGATCGGAACGACGCCTAGCGGATTCGGCGTCTCGAATGGGTCGCCTTCCTCCCACTCGAATTCGATCTTTTCGCTGATCCCCTCGTCGATCGGGAAAGCGCTCGTATCGCCTTCGACGGGCGCGCGAGCAAGCTCCGCCGTCCAGACGAAAGACGCCTCCGGACGGTAAAGCTCTAGCGCCCACGCGCGCCCGGTCCAGTCGAGCGGGTAGAGCTTTATCGCCGCCGCGACTGTCCGGCGCGCGCCCGGATAGGGCTCGCTCGTTACCTCGAACGACGACTCCGGCGCGATCAGCGCGCCGACGCCCTCGACGTCAGCGACGGAGAGATAGCCCTGTCCAGTGATGAGCGCTTCCGTGTAGACGAGCCACTCGTCAGCGTTCATCTGGGAGCGCTCGAACAGCGCCCACGCCTGATCCGCTAGCTCGACGCCGTCGGCGGCGTTGAAGCCCTGGACATGTAGCCGCTCAGCGATCGTATCGACGACAAGGCGAGCCCATGGCGTCCGCGCCTGATCGAGCAGAAGGCGATAGACGTCCGCATAGCGGCGCTGAACGGCGGGAGGTTCCTGGCGTCCGTGATACCAGTCCCAGAGTTCCGCCGAATGTGTCCTTTGACGAGCGAGCTTCGACGTTAGGCGGTCGCGTTGCTGGACGAGTTCCTCGAACGCGGCTTCCTCTTGCGATAGCTCGGCAACTATCGCGCTCACTCTTGTACCGTACCGCCGCGAAAAGGGACGTCCGCGTTTGTCCCTATCCAGCAAGTTTTGTTCCATGCGGCCTCTAAAACTTGCTACCCTGTGGCTAGCTCATTCCACACACACGAAGGGGGTTCTTCAATGAGCGAAAGACAGACAGACGCGCCGTGGGAAATGCTCTCGTCGGCGGAACAACTAGCCGAACTCGATCGTCGAAAGAAGGCGCGGTCGAACTCGGACGAGACTCAGCGAATCGTGATCCCGCTCTACGATCACGCGCCGAACGCCGAGGTTCTCGAAATCCTCGAACGGCTCGATGAGCTTGGCTTCTCAATCGAGCCCCGCTTCGAGCGACACTCAGCGCGCAATGACCGCTGGGACGAAATCGACAGGCGCGAGCTTCGCGCTTTCGCGGACCGATGAGGAAGACGGAGATAGGTCGAATGGTCGAAGTCAGAGCAACAAGCGAGCGCGGGACAGTCGTCCGCGTCTTCGACGGCGGGAAAGTCGAAATCGAGTTCACGCGCGACGCGAACGGGAACGCGATTGAGCCCGGAAGCGCTCGAAGCGGAACTCCGACTCGCGCGGTCTATGAAGCGGAGTTCCTAACGACGATCGAGGACGCCGCCGATGAGCCGGAGGAACTCGCGTTCTTCTTCGACGGGAAGAAGGACGCGGACCGCGTGAGCGGCTTCCTCGAACGACGCGACGTCCCTCATCACGTCGAGCGCTGGGCGAAGACAGACGGCGTCTGGACGTACCGACTAGGTGTCTCATCGGAGTTCGAGAGCGTGATCGCTGAGGTTCTCTCGTGAGCCCCGCGAAGAAGACGAACGCCGGAGGACGCCCGCGCCATGAACTCACGGCGAACAGGGAGCGCCAGCTTCGACGCCTGAAGGCGCGGCTCGAAGCGAACGAGGAAAAGCGTCGCGCGATCCTCGCGGAACTCGCGGACGCCGCGCGTCTCGCCTACGAGGAAGACGCATCGCTCCGCGCGATCGGAGAAGTGATCGAACTCCCGCGAACGTCCGTCTGGCGCTTCATTCAGGAGAACGCCTAAAGCGCTCCGCTAGCCTGATCGAGACACAGAGAGAGCCCGCTCAAGCGGGCTCTTTTTGTTCGCCCTTGGAACAGACGAGTTATCATTTGGGAGCGGCCTACGACCGTAATCCGCTTTCGGGAGGAAACGACCTATGAACGATCCGAGCCTGATCGACGAACTCAGCGTCGAGCTTGCAGACGATCCGGAAGACGAAGTCGCTCGCGGCCTACTCGCGGCGCTAAGGGAGTCGCTCGATCCGATCGAAGCCTCACTCGCCAAGCTCGACGAGGACATAGCGGCGCGTGAGGAAAAGCTCCGCAAGCTGAAAGCGCTCCGGACGAACGCGCTCGCCGTTCTCAATCGACTTCGGAGCCCCGCTCATCCGGCGTCCCAGAATGGGAAGAAGACGCCGGGGACGACCGGGAAGGCGAACTCCGTCGCTCCCTCATCGCTCGACGAACTCGAAGCATGGCTCCGCGAAAACGTCACGCTGGACGAGACGTTCTCCACGCGCCAGCTAGTCGAGCGGGAGGACTTCGCGAAGCTCTTGTCGTATCCGACGCTGAGCGTCGCGCTTCAGCAATTGCAGGAACGCGGAGCCGTCAGACTCGACCACGTCGGACCGCGAAACACTCGCAACTATCGAAGGATTGGTTAGCCCATGTCACGCCGTCAGCCGAACGGACACAGACACGCCACGCTGTACGACTTCCGCGACGTCGAAATCATGATGAAGCTCGAAGACGAAGCCGACGCGGAAGGTTGGATCGAGACAGAGCATCTAGCGCGGGCTCTGGGCTTCAGCGACGACGACTTCCGGAACGTCGGAATCCGGCTCGGCTGGATGAAGCGTTACGGGATGCTCGCGCGCGACGAGAAAACGGGCGTCTGGCGTCTCACAGACGGCGGACGCCGGGTGATCGAAGCGAAGCTCCGCGCCGCGACGACGCGCGAGCTTCAGACGATTAACGACGAAGCGCTGATCGAAGCCATGACGAACGTCCTTCATCGCTACCGCCACGCGGACGCTATGACGGCGACGATCCTTCGCCGCGAGTTCGCCTACGGGACACAGCCGCGATGAGCGGCGAGCGCCGGGAGCCCTACGACGACGAGCGCTTCCTCCGGAACGTCCGCGAAGCTCGCGCGAACGGCTTCGACCTTTGCTGTTCGGACTGTGGCTCCGGGATTCAGGACGACAGCGACGGACACGAAATGTTTTGCCCCCAGAATCCGGACATAGACGAGAACGTCGAGCGAGCGGAGCGCTGGGCGGCGAAACAGCGAGCGCAGACATGATCGACGACGAGACGCGAGCGCGGTACGAAGCGCCAGCGCCCGCGTGTGACTGTGGGCTCTCCGGCGAGTGGCTTCACGCCGACGACTGTCGGCGGCTCGTCGGGCTCGTCGAGAAGTACCGTCCGCGCGGACTGAGCGTCGAGAAGAACGGCGGACGTCGCGTCGTCGTCCGCGAGACGTGAGCGCGCCCTACGCCGTTCTTGTCGATCGGTCGGAGCGTCGTCCGCGCTCCGACATGGTCGCCGTCTACGGACCGCTCGAAGAAGACGAAGCCGACGCGCTCGCTCGACGGCTACGCGAGGACTACGACCTTCGCGCGAGCGTCGTCCGGCTTCAGCCCTGGTCGGACGATCCGGCGCGCCGCCCGTTCCCGCAATGAAGGTCCGCTCGCTCGATCCCTCGACGCGGCTACTGCTCGCGATCGTCCTGCTCGTCTCCGTCGGCGCGGACGTCGGCTGTGTCCAGTCCGGGAACTACGTCGGCGCGGCTGTCTGGAGCTTCGCCGCGCTCTGTATCGCGACCGCGCTCGTCGTCACGCGTCCGGCGTGAGAACGTTCATCGAGCGCGTGGACGCCCGCTCGAACGCGGACGTCGTGAAGGGGCTCGAACGCTGGAAGGCGATGAAGCGCGAAGGCTGGGAGCTAACCGTCCTGCACGTCTCGACGAAGCCGCCGACGCTGATCGCGTTCGGCTTCAGCGACGCCGACGATGAGCCGACGGCTTCTTCCGCGCGGGCTTCCGCTTCTTCCGAAGCCCCGGAGCCGTGACGGTCCCGCGCTTCCGCCCGACGGTCGCGACGCGATTCCCGTAGCGCTTCCTCACGGCGCGCGCGACATGCTGATACGTCCCGCGCGTCCCGGACTGAGCGGCGCGCGACAGCGCGTTTCGAGCCCGCGCCAGCGTGTCGATCGGATAGGCGCGCCGCGAGGGATACGCGAACGCGCTACGCGGGAGCGACTTCCTCCGTTTCGCTGTGAGTGTCGCCACGCGTTCCCCCTTCCCCGCGATCGGACTCACGCGCTCCGACGTCCTGTCCGCTTTCGGGACGAAGTCGGAATGAAGGGCGAAGCGCGGAGCCCGATTCGCGTCGAGCCTGAGTCTACTCCGCGCCCTCGTCGCCCTCGTCGTCCCCGCCGCCCTCGTCCGGCGTCGGCTCCGTCTCCGGCTCGTCCGGCGTCTCTGTCGTCTCCGGCTCACTCATCGTTTCGCCCATCGTTCCTCCCTCGATCGACGTCGCCGGACAGTCTACGAGCGGAATCCGCGAAATCGTGTCAAGTAAAAATTTTCGACGGCTTCGCTACGCGGAGCCCTCTCGCAAAAGCCCTGCACACGTCCCGGATTTTGAGAAGGCGAAAAAACCGGACCGCTAGAATGTGTCTGTGATCGGAACAAAACCACACACACGAAAGGAGCCCCGATCATGTACGAGCTAGAACGACAGGCGCTCGCTCACTGGCGCTCCCAGCCGTGGGCGTTGTTCACGATTTGCCCCGGCTGTGATCGCCCCGCCTACTGCTACGGACGGACGCGCGAGCGTGTCCGCTGTCTCCCATGCTTCGACGGGACGACGTCATGAGCCGCGTCCGATTCACGACGGACAGCATCGGGCTCGTCACGCGCGACGAGCCCTATCGCTTCGTCGAGCCGATCGTCGGGACCGGAGACGAAGGCGAACTCATCGCGCCGCCGCCGTTCCCTGTCCCCGACGGCTGGCTCGTCGTCCGCGTCCCGATGGACTTCGTCGATCAGTGGGGAGACTCACACGACGCGCTGTTCGCTCCCGTCGATCCCGCGATGATCGAGCCCGCGACATGAGCGCGCCGATCACTGGCGTCCGTCACGCTCGCGAGCGGACGACGTGTCCGCGCTGTGGACGGCGAACGATCTACCGGCGCGACGGAATCTTCCGCTGGCGCGCGTGTCCCGCGTCGCGCGCCTGTGGCTGGACTGTCTTCACTCACGGCTGGGACGAGCGCGACACGGCGGACGAGCGATGAGCGGCTTCACGCTCGACGTCCCCGGCGCGTTCCACACGTTCCTATCCGGGACGGGCGCGGTCGCCGGGAACGTCTACTCCGACGGCGCGATCGAGCGCGGAGCCCGCGAGCTTCGCGCCGCCTATCTAGGCTCGCGCGAGATTCGTCGCGGGCGTGGCTATTCGCTCCGGCTCGAACTCCCGTCCGTCGAAGCCGTCGTCGTTCTGGCGGAGTACGCCGACGCGTGTCTCCACTCGAACTACGGCGGCGACATGGATCACTCGGAGGTCGCCGCCGCCCGCGTCGTCCTCGAACGCGTCGAGCGCGTGACGGACGGGCGCGTTCGACATGACGGCTGGAACGTCACGCTGGATGGGGAGCCGACATGAGCTTCGTCGTTCGCTTCGACTTCCCAGAAGGTCAGACGTTCTACTCCGGGCTCGCGGACGGCGCGGCTGGCTTCGCGCCGACGATCCAGACGGCGACGATCTTCGACGACGAGGACGGCGCGCTTCGCTGTCTGCGCTTCGCCTATGGCGACGCGATCGCGGCTCACGGACGCGTCGTGCGACTCGTCGAAGGCGAGCCCGTCGCTCGCGGCTGAGAAAGCGAAGGGGACGGAAGCGCCCGTCGCGCTCCGTCCCCCTCCGCTTGCTCTGCTTCCCGTTCGAACGGGCGGCGGAACTTCTACCAGGACAGAAGTTCGGCTCGCGGCTTCGCCTTGTCGTCGCCAGCGATGAGCGCGTCGGCGCGAGCTTCGTAGGCGAGGACGGCGGCGACAGCGGCGTCTATCTTGTCCGGCGAGCCCGGACGGGACTTCGTGAGGAAGTAGCCGCCGCGAGCTTCGCGGACTTGCGCGTTCAGGACGTGGCGCGTGAGCGTCTCGTCGCCATTGTGTGTGACGCGACCGGCGACGAGGTCGGTCCGGAAGCGCTCCGTCGCTCCCTGCATCCGGACGCGGTTCGTCTGATAGCGCATGACCGCCGTCTCGCCGTACTCGCGAGCCCACGCGTCAATTTCGGTTTGCCAGAGCGGGGGATCGAAGTAGCCACGGACAACGCGGAAGCGCTCCATCGTCCGCGCGATCGCCGCGTCCACGCTGGCGGCTGGGACTTCCCACTCGCGCCCGTCGGCGGGGGGCTCCCACACGCCAAGCGGGACGAGCAGGCCGTCCGACAGCCGACAGGCGACGAGCGCCGTCGCGTCTGAGGTCCGCGAGCCGTCGAAGCCGATCGCGAGAAGCTCGCCGTCGGCTAGCTCGACGTCCTCGATCGCGTTCGCGCGCCAGTCGTCAGCGGCGAGCCAGAAACTTTCCGCGCTGATCCAGAGCCCACACGCGAAGCGCGCCCATTGCCAAGAGAGCATGGACGGCGAGTCGTGTCGGCGCGCGAGCAGTTCGAGCGTTTGCCAGGACGCCGGATTCGCGAGCTTGACGACTCGCATATCGGAGACGTCGTCGTCGGCTTCGAGCGCCCACTCATGGAGGACGAACGCGCCGTCGGCGGAGCGCGCGTAGTGGTAGCGCCCGCGCTTTTTCTGAGTCGGAAGCTGGCGCGCCGCCGCTCGCATCTGACCTAGCGGCGTCTGTTCGTGATCGCCCGCGACGCTGATCGCGACCATTTGTCCCGAACGCGGTCCGAGCCCGTCGCGGAAGACGCCATAGAGCCCCGCGCTTCTGTGACGTCCAAGCTCATCGACGAGCGCGAGCGTGGGGATCACGCCGTCCGCCGTATCGACGTCGGCGGCGAGAACGCGGACTCTCCCGGCGTCGCGCTTGGAGCGAATCTCGCGGTAGCCGCGCTTGACGACGACGCGCTTCTGGAGCCCCTCCGAGCGACGGACGAAGCCCGCCGCCTGATCGAACATGATCGTCGCTTGCTCGCGCGACGCCGCCCCGATCACACACTCGGCGTCGGGCGTGACGATTAGGTGATAGAGCGCGAGCGCCGCGAAAAGCGTCGTCTTCCCGTTCTTCTTCGAGAGCAGGACGAGCGTCTCGATCGTCCCCGCGAAGTAGTCGCGAAGCATCCGCTTTTGAAACGGCTCCAGGACCATCGGACCGCCTTCTTCGAGCGTCAGCGCCCGACAGAAACGCTCGAAGGCGTGAAGCTCAGCGCTTCCGCGTCCGCCGTCGTTCCGCGAGTTCATCGACTTCCGCGAATGGATCGGGCTCGATGGACTCCGGTCCCGAATCCTCCGCCGCCGACGCGTCGCGCCGTTGCGGGGAGGACGGACGTCCCCAGCGTTCCGGATACAGCCGTTCGAGTAGCCACGCCGCCGCGCTCCATGACTCCCGCGCGGCGTCCGCGATGATCTTCACGTTCTCCGCCTCACACTCGGCGCGCGCCTGCTCGACGCGCTCCGCGAACTCGCGGAAAGGCGCGTCTTCGGTCTTCGTCGAGCGACCGCGCCGCATCCAGTCCGCGAACGTCTGGCGGCTGATCCCCGCCGCGCGCGCCGCCGTCTGAACGTAGTTCCCGGCGCGGAGGTTCTCGACGACAACGTCCGCGACGTCGGGCGTGAGCTTCGTCGGGCGTCCAGTCATGCGACTCGCTCCAGTGTGAAGACTTCCGTCGCGATCCCGCGAGCGCGCGCCTCACGGACGACGTGAGCCGTCCCCAGCGAGAGCCCGTCCCAGAAGGCGAGGACGAGGTCGGGCTCCGAGTTGAGCATCGCGAGATTCCGCAGGACGCCCGCGCGCTTCCCTTCGCCGCGCCAGTCAGCCGGGTACTCCGTGACGTCGAGCCCCAGCCCGACGGCGAGCCCCGCCGCCAGCAAGTCCGCGCCGCGAGCCCCGCCGTGGATCACTTCCGAGCGCGGCGGAAGCTCGCGAAGCCGACGCTCGATCACTTCCCAGCGCCGCCACGTCCGCGAGCCACAGACGAGGACTCTCACGTCCGCCGCCTGTCGGGAATCCGGATTAGCGCGTCCTGTGGAACGCAGAAGCAGGGACGCCCACGCCCGCCCGGATCGTCGCGGAACTCCGACCGCTTCGCGTCGCAAGCTCGAAGCCAGCCGACGAGCCGATAGACGGGAGCGGAGCCGACGACGAGAACGAAGACGTCGTCGTCGCGATCGTGAGGACGGACGATCAGCGGACCACGCGGATTCGTCGTCGAGCGGACTTGGACGCCCGCCACGTCGCCTAGGTCGGAGTCGCGAAAACGCTTCTGGCGGATCGCGCCAGGGAAGCGATCGAGGAACTTCGCGAGCGCGAGTTCAGCGCAAGCGGCTTCGACGTTCCGCGCCCAGCCGAGTCCCTTCTCTCCGACGTCGGGGACAGTCTGTTTCGCGCCGCGAAAGATCGCGTCCGCTTCGTGAAGGACGCCAGCGATCGCCCCGGCTGTCACTTCGTCCCGCGTGAGGACGACGACGGGGACCGGCTCGCCGTTTTGCGGCTTGTCCAGCGCGCTATAGGCGTTTTCCGTCACGGCGCGCCGCCCGAATCGCGCGATGTTTCTCCCGGCGACAGTCCCCGCCGGGTATCCGCCCCCCCGTCGAGGGGGGCTCTCCCCCGCCCCCGCCCGTCCATTCCGACGACGTCATCGTGTGGGGCTCCAGCGTCGGGACTGAGTCCACCCTCCGGGCTCCCGCTCGACGCGACAGCGGCTTCGTGTTCCGCTACCCCCGCCCGCCCCTCCCGGACGGCGCGCATGAACGCGAGGTCACGCTTCGTCTTCGCGCGGTCACAGAGACGACAGA